TCACTTCAATAAATACCGAACATCCCCCTGATAAAACGACAATATGCGCTGCATAACTTCGCTCTTCCGGCACTCGCGACAGATTATGTTTAGGCGACTGTCGTAGCGACGTATTTCTCCGTCAGGTAATGACCAGATAAGGTCCGGATCAACCACAACCGGTTTCTTCAGCTTTGCCCTCGATAATTTTTTGCGGGCATTTTGCCAGTCTTTACGAGCCTGTTCAGACGGGAATAACCCGTAGCCAGAATTGTATACATCGCCACTGGCAACCAGCTCTCTGGCCAGAACGCTCATCAGATATCTTGTTGCCCCAGTTTTAGCTTCCAGTTGTCGTAACGTCTCGCGCCCACTCTGGCGTACGAGTTCAAGAACCTGCCCTTTAATTTTTTCCCGCTCTTCTTGTGTAAAAACTTTTGCCACAAGCCCTCCTGAAAATTACCTCATGACCAGAAATTAACACTTACCCCCTGAAGCCCGGCGGAATTTCGTTATCCGGTTCAGAAATATGATTCACACAACGCTGGTTGTTCGTGCCGCTTACCGGGAGCAACCAGGGGTTCTCAAAATTCCGGTCCGGTCCAAAAAACGTCGTCGCTCGCTGAACAAATTCCGTTCCCGTTTTCCCGGTAGCCGCCAAGTATCTTGCGTAACGCCTCACGCCATCCAGCATGGCCTCTGGTGGCACCCCCTCGCGTAATCTGGCCTTCCAGGCACTGAAAGCGGATTTCTTCGGGTTTGCCCCAGCACGCAACGGGTACTCCCGCCAGACCTGTTCGAACACATCCGGATAATCCACTCGTCCCACAGACTGCCCGGTGTTTTCCGGGACTACCCGATCGGCTTCCCGCTGAATGGCGGAATCGGCTTCAGGCTGCTGCAGTTGGTGTGATTGCTCCGCCCTTGCGGTCATCACCTGCTGCACAGCGCCCGAATCGGCTTTCAGCGCATACGCTGAATCGGCTTCCGGTGTCGTGCCTGCTGGCTGACCAAGATTGACGGTCTGAACATCCCCTGCCTGGTTCGTGGCGTTTTTTACGCCATGGACCATAGTGTTTTGATCTTCTTGATCTGTATCTTTATCTGTATCTTTATCTGTCGTGACTCGTCGTGACATGTGCGTGACATTTCGTGACGCGCCGTGACAATCGCCATTTTGTTCCCGCTTTCTTTCCCTCTCTCGCTGCGCCCTCTTGCGCTCTGCAGGAGATTTTGCGGTTTGCGAAATATTGCCGTTGTCCTCTTTAAGCACCTGGCGTTTTTCCCATCCAGTGATTAAATCACCATCAAGTACCCGCCCCTGCATCGTCTGCAAAATTGAATCAATTACCTCTTCTGTCACGTCGAGCGCACTTGCCAAATCTTCTGTCGTGACATCAATGTGACCTCGCGTGACATTTCGTGACGCGCTCACCAGGAGGTGGATATACACTGCCATCACTGTTGCAATTGGCTGTCCTGACACCCTGGCAATTGTTCGCCACTTAGGGTCATTTGGCATGTCATGCCATAATCTGAGCCAGGCGTTAGCCATACTCACCTCTTTTGATACCGAATCTTTTTACTCACAAATTGCCGGAAGTGATCCGGTATGAATATTGCGAGTCAATGCACAGCCACAATATTTCCTGCAGGGCCACCACGATTCATCTGGTTGAAACCAGCGATCGCCACTGCGACAAAATCATCAGCGTCTCTCACCAGTCGTTCCCGCGTCTCCACTAGTTCCCGAAAATAGGCTGAGCTATGGCTGCGCATTCGGGCCACCAGCAGAGGTGGCATTGCTTTTTCGATAGCTGGTAACAACGCCTGAATTTTTTCAACTGCATCAGGGGTGTCTTTCTCTACCCAGCGGAAAATTTTCTGGGTATTGCGAGCCAGGGCTTCCGGATGGCTGTCGTCATACAGTTCTGGGAACGTCATACCCAGTTCAAAATAAGCCCTGGTTATTTCAGCTGCCGGAACTTTTTCACCGTCCGGATGCGCCCAGGCATTCATCGCCATGCGGATGTGTTCATGCTTGATTTTCATGAATCAAGCTCCTAGAAAGTGGTTGTGTTAACATTTTGGTATCTTCCAGCTCGGGCCAAATATTCATCCAATCAAAAGGCCTTAGTTGCTGACGTGTAACTTCACCATTACTGGCTCGCTCAATAAGGACACATAACGATGCCCCTAACACTTGACCTTTACTCAATGCCTTTCTTAGATAACCGATGCTGGTACCACACTCGCATGCAAACATACGCTGTTCATCTGACGAAAGAGAATTGAGAAATATTCTTAATTCTTCCATAGCTACTCCTTAGTAAACACAGCAAAGAATACCCATAGGTAAACAAAAGTCAATACCCACAGGTTGTTTACCTTGCAGTAATCGCATCTATTATTTACCTATGGACAAATATGAATTTAGACGACAGCAACTCATCAAAATTCGTGATGAGAAATGCGATGGTAAAGCGGTTAACGTGGCCAGAAAGATCGGGCGCGAGCCTTCTTATGTATCAAGAATGTTGTACCCAGAGGGGAAAAAGGGAAAAAAACGGATCGCTGATGATATGGTGGAGATTATCGAAGAGTCCTTTGGGTTACCCCGGGGATGGATGGATGGTATCGTTTCATCATCAACGAACACAGCCTCCAGTTATGAAACAAGGGTTCTAACGCCACGACAACGTATTTTTTTAGATCTCTTAGACGAACTGCCAGAAAGTGAAGCGGATAACTTATTAAAAACTCTTGAAGAGAAAAAACAGTATTACAATATGATCTACGAAGAAATCCGTAAAAAGAAAGCACAAAACGCATCATAGCTCACCAAACAACTAGTCACCAGTTAAGACACCGCAAAAAGTTACCCATGGGTATTTACTTTTTAAATACCTATGGGTATCCTTCTTTTCATACCAACCCACCCCGCCCCACAGAATGCAGGGCAATACTTCGAGTTACCAGGCAGTGGTCAGGGGTTAAGTAGCCAGCCCGAGGCGTAAGAACATGACGGCGGGATTCAAATTTTGCAGTGCAGCAGTTAGTTCCGCCACCCGGCGTTAAGGGGAGAGATAAGATGGTGCATTACGAAGTAGTTCAGTATTTGATGGATTGTTGCGGTATCACTTACAACCAGGCTGTGCAGGCTTTACGCAGCAACGACTGGGATCTCTGGCAGGCAGAAGTCGCTATACGTAGCAACAAGATGTGAGATTCGCAAAATGCAAAAAATCGACCTCGGCAACAACGAATCCCTGGTGTGCGGCGTGTTCCCCAACCAGGATGGAACGTTCACTGCCATGACGTATACCAAAAGCAAAACATTTAAAACCGAAACTGGTGCGCGCCGATGGTTGGAGAAGCACACAGTAAGCTAACGATTAAAACGTCTACTCCTGCTGTTCCAGAATAACTTCATAAAATGGGAGTATTTTTCGGTGACGAGATAATAAGAACAGTTTGCGCTATCACTCTGATGTTGAATGATGCCCTTCCGTTCTAATTTTTTCATAACCGGGTTACGGCAAGGAGAAGTGATAATAAGATTTCCTGTTTTAAGGAAATCTTTAAATACAGCGATTTCTTTCTCAGATAAACGAAGCAATACTCGTTGCTCTGGTAGTAATGAATAATGCTTTTGAATATGTGCTCGCAATCTTGAGAAGGAAATGGCGACCACGAAAGAAAAGGCAAAAACGATAATCTGAAAGAGCCAAGGTATTTCAGTATAAGCATTGAATGCGACAGTAAACTCTTTCGGTATCAGCCAGAGAGTGAGACCAAAAATGATAATCGTATACATAAGTCTTTCGAGTGGCTCGTTAGCAAAAAGTTTCAACAATGGAGTAAATACATCCAACATATCAATAACTCTCAACTGTAAGGGTATTGAAATGTTAACACAAGCTCTCGCTGTAGGGGTATAGCCGAGACCACCGAAGCCCGGAGGTGGTGAAATAAAACCGGGCACAACACGAAGGCGCATTTCCGATATCCATAAAGAGTCGGTCTTGTCTGTTAAATTTAAATGGTGGGAGTGCGCCTCCGGTTGTAAATAACGACATTGCTGTGTGTAGTCCTGGCGGCATCAGTTTTTTTCTTGAAGTTCGGCTGATGTCCGCCCTTTTTAAAGTGAATTTTGTGATGCGGTGAATGCGGCTAAGCGCACGTGGCACAGTTAAAAGTCATGTCAGTCCTTATTGGTTTGGGTGGGAAAGCCGACTGTAATTGTTAACTGGTTGCAGTCACCTGGAGGCACCAGACACCGCATCAACAAAGTTCATTTGTAAAAATGGAGATAATTATGATTGCACATCACTTCGGAACTGATGAAATACCACGTCAATGTGTGACTCCTGGCGATTATGTTCTTCATGAAGGCCGGACATATATTGCCTCGGCAAACAATATTAAAAAGCGAAAACTATATATTCGTAACCTGACCACAAAAACATTCATTACTGACCGCATGATTAAAGTCTTCCTCGGTCGTGATGGTTTACCTGTAAAGGCGGAGTCATGGTGATGACTAAGAAAATAAAATGTGCTTACCACCTTTGCAAAAAAGACGTTGAAGAAAGCAAAGCTATTGAAAGAATGCTTCACTTCATGCACGGGATTTTATCAAAAGACGAACCGAGAAAATATTGCAGTGAAGCTTGTGCCGAAAAAGACCAGATGGCACATGAACTTTAATTAATTGACTATTCGAAACTGAATTTATGCCAGAAATGGCAGGTATTCGCTCAACCTTAATTAAGGAGAAAAACATGATTACCAATTATGAAGCCACTGTTGTAACTACCGATGACATTGTTCACGAGGTGAATCTGGAAGGAAAGCGCATTGGCTACGTAATTAAAACAGAAAATAAAGAAACCCCATTCACTGTGGTTGATATCGATGGTCCATCAGGCAACGTAAAAACACTTGATGAAGGTGTCAAAAAAATGTGCCTGGTGCATATCGGAAAGAATCTGCCCGCAGAAAAAAAAGCCGAATTTCTGGCAACTCTAATTGCAATGAAATTAAAAGGTGAAATCTGAAAGAAATAGCCTGCGTATGGCGCAGGCTATGAACAGTGTGTATCCGGCAAGATCATTCACTGAACAAAACGAATTTTAATCTGAGTTGAGGTTAAAAAATAATGAGCACAAAACCACTCTTCCTGTTACGGAAAGCGAAAAAATCATCCGGTGAACCTGACGTCGTCCTGTGGGCAAGCAACGATTTTGAATCGACCTGTGCCACTCTGGACTACCTGATCGTTAAGTCAGGTAAAAAACTGAGCAGCTATTTTAAAGCTGTTGCCACGAATTTTCCTGTCGTTAATGACCTGCCCGCTGAAGGTGAGATCGATTTTACCTGGAGTGAACGCTATCAACTCAGCAAAGACTCCATGACATGGGAACTAAAACCGGGAGCAGCACCAGACAACGCTCACTATCAAGGCAATACCAACGTCAACGGCGAAGACATGACTGAGATTGAGGAGAATATGCTACTCCCAATTTCTGGCCAGGAACTGCCCATTCGTTGGCTTGCTCAACACGGCAGCGAAAAACCGGTAACGCACGTTTCACGCGACGGACTCCAGGCATTACACATTGCTCGGGCTGAAGAACTACCGGCTGTTACTGCCCTGGCTGTTTCCCACAAAACCAGCCTGCTCGACCCGCTGGAAATTCGCGAACTCCACAAACTGGTTCGTGACACTGACAAAGTTTTCCCTAATCCTGGTAATTCAAACCTGGGACTGATAACTGCTTTTTTCGAAGCATACCTGAACGCTGACTACACCGATCGAGGACTGCTGACAAAAGAGTGGATGAAGGGTAATCGTGTTTCACACATCACTCGCACGGCTTCCGGTGCTAATGCTGGCGGCGGAAACCTCACCGATCGCGGCGAAGGTTTCGTACACGATCTGACGTCACTGGCGCGCGACGTAGCCACTGGCGTACTGGCCCGTTCAATGGATCTGGACATCTATAACCTTCATCCGGCACACGCTAAACGCATTGAGGAAATTATCGCTGAAAATAAACCGCCCTTTTCTGTTTTCCGCGACAAATTCATCACCATGCCTGGCGGGCTGGATTATTCCCGCGCCATCGTGGTTGCGTCCGTAAAAGAAGCACCAATTGGGATCGAGGTCATCCCCGCGCACGTCACTGAATATCTGAACAAAGTACTGACTGAAACCGATCATGCCAACCCTGATCCGGAAATCGTGGATATTGCCTGCGGTCGCTCCTCTGCCCCGATGCCGCAGCGAGTAACAGAAGAAGGAAAACAGGATGATGAAGAAAAACCGCAACCATCTGGAACAACGGCAGTTGAACAGGGAGAGGCTGAAACAATGGAACCGGACGCAACTGAACATCATCAGGACACGCAGCCGCTGGATGCTCAGTCACAGGTAAATTCTGTTGATGCGAAATATCAGGAACTGCGGGCAGAACTCCATGAAGCCCGGAAAAACATTCCATCAAAAAATCCTGTCGATGACGATAAATTGCTTGCTGCATCACGTGGTGAATTTGTTGACGGAATTAGCGATCCGAAATGGGTAAAGGGGATCCAGACTCGCGATTGTGTGTACCAGAACCAGCCAGAAACGGAAAAAACCAGCCCAGATATGAATCAACCTGAGCCAGTAGTGCAACAGGAACCGGAAATAGCCTGCAATGCCTGCGGCCAGACTGGCGGGGATAACTGCCCTGACTGTGGTGCGGTGATGGGCGACGCAACATACCAGGAAACATTCGCTGAAGAGAGTCAGGTTGAAGCTAAGGAAAATGATCCGGAGGAAATGGAAGGCGCTGAACATCCGCACAATGAGAATGCTGGCAGCGATCCGCATCGCGATTGCAGTGATGAAACTGGCGAAGTCGCAGATCCCGTAATCGTAGAAGACATAGAGCCAGGTATTTATTACGGAATTTCGAATGAGAATTACCACGCGGGTCCCGGTATCAGTAAGTCTCAGCTCGATGACATTGCTGATACTCCGGCACTATATTTGTGGCGTAAAAATGCCCCCGTGGACACCACAAAGACAAAAACGCTCGATTTAGGAACTGCTTTCCACTGCCGGGTACTTGAACCGGAAGAATTCAGTAACCGCTTTATCGTAGCACCTGAATTTAACCGCCGTACAAACGCCGGAAAAGAAGAAGAGAAAGCGTTTCTGATGGAATGCGCAAGCACAGGAAAAACGGTTATCACTGCGGAAGAAGGCCGGAAAATTGAACTCATGTATCAAAGCGTTATGGCTTTGCCGCTGGGGCAATGGCTTGTTGAAAGCGCCGGACACGCTGAATCATCAATTTACTGGGAAGATCCTGAAACAGGAATTTTGTGTCGGTGCCGTCCGGACAAAATTATCCCTGAATTTCACTGGATCATGGACGTGAAAACTACGGCGGATATTCAACGATTCAAAACCGCTTATTACGACTACCGCTATCACGTTCAGGATGCATTCTACAGTGACGGTTATGAAGCACAGTTTGGAGTGCAGCCAACTTTCGTTTTTCTGGTTGCCAGCACAACTATTGAATGCGGACGTTATCCGGTTGAAATTTTCATGATGGGCGAAGAAGCAAAACTGGCAGGTCAACAGGAATATCACCGCAATCTGCGAACCCTGTCTGACTGCCTGAATACCGATGAATGGCCAGCTATTAAGACATTATCACTGCCCCGCTGGGCTAAGGAATATGCAAATGACTAAGCAACCACCAATCGCAAAAGCCGATCTGCAAAAAACTCAGGGAAACCGTGCACCAGCAGCAGTTAAAAATAGCGACGTGATTAGTTTTATTAACCAGCCATCAATGAAAGAGCAACTGGCAGCAGCTCTTCCACGCCATATGACGGCTGAACGTATGATCCGTATCGCCACCACAGAAATTCGTAAAGTTCCGGCGTTAGGAAACTGTGACACTATGAGTTTTGTCAGTGCGATCGTACAGTGTTCACAGCTCGGACTTGAGCCAGGTAGCGCCCTCGGTCATGCATATTTACTGCCTTTTGGTAATAAAAACGAAAAGAGCGGTAAAAAGAACGTTCAGCTAATCATTGGCTATCGCGGCATGATTGATCTGGCTCGCCGTTCTGGTCAAATCGCCAGCCTGTCAGCCCGTGTTGTCCGTGAAGGTGACGAGTTTAGCTTCGAATTTGGCCTTGATGAAAAGTTAATACACCGCCCGGGAGAAAACGAAGATGCCCCGGTTACCCACGTCTATGCTGTCGCAAGACTGAAAGACGGAGGTACTCAGTTTGAAGTTATGACGCGCAAACAGATTGAGCTGGTGCGCAGCCTGAGTAAAGCTGGTAATAACGGGCCGTGGGTAACTCACTGGGAAGAAATGGCAAAGAAAACGGCTATTCGTCGCCTGTTCAAATATCTGCCCGTATCAATTGAGATCCAGCGTGCAGTATCAATGGATGAAAAGGAACCACTGACAATCGATCCTGCAGATTCCTCTGTATTAACCGGGGAATACAGTGTAATCGATAATTCAGAGGAATAATTCAGCCTGGCGGTGTAATGCACCGCCAACTTGAAATATTTTTTATGAGAAAAATTATGAGATATGACAATGTTAAACCATGTCCATTTTGTGGTTGTCCATCAGTAACGGTGAAAGCCATTTCAGGATATTACCGAGCGAAGTGTAACGGATGCGAATCCCGAACCGGTTATGGTGGAAGTGAAAAAGAAGCACTCGAAAGATGGAATAAACGAACCACTGGAAATAATAATGGAGGTGTTCATGTATAAAATTACCGCCACTATTGAAAAGGAAGGTGGCACTCCTACTAACTGGACAAGATATTCAAAATCTAAACTAACGAAATCAGAATGCGAAAAAATGCTCTCAGGTAAAAAAGAAGCAGGCGTTTCCAGAGAGCAGAAAGTAAAACTGATAAATTTTAATTGCGAGAAACTTCAGTCCTCGAGAATTGCATTGTATTCAAATTAAAACTTCATAGCTGATTATTAATAATCAACATCGGGCGTCAATTTCAGTCTAACATTGGCGCCTGCCAGAGGTGATGCGATGGCACAAGTAATCTTTAATGAAGAGTGGATGGTTGAATACGGCCTGATGCTTCGCACTGGTCTGGGGGCCAGACAAATTGAAGCATACCGCCAGAACTGTTGGGTGGAGGGCTTCCACTTCAAACGAGTATCTCCTTTAGGTAAGCCAGACAGCAAACGAGGGATTATCTGGTACAACTATCCAAAGATAAATCAGTTTATCAAAGACTCATGATATGTCTAAATTACCAACAGGTGTCGAGATTAGAGGTAGATACATTCGCATCTGGTTCATGTTTCGAGGAAAACGATGTCGGGAAACATTAAAAGGCTGGGAGATTACAAACAGTAATATTAAAAAGGCCGGAAATTTAAGATCGCTGATAGTTCATGAAATAAACTCCGGTGAATTTGAGTATTTAAGACGTTTTCCCCAGTCCAGCACTGGGGCAAAAATGGTGACAACGAGAGTCATAAAAACGTTCGGAGAGCTTTGTGATATCTGGACAAAAATTAAAGAGACAGAGTTAACAACAAACACAATGAAGAAAACGAAATCACAATTAAAAACACTCAGAATAATAATTTGTGAAAGTACCCCGATATCACATATTCGTTATAGCGATATCTTAAACTACCGGAATGAACTGCTGCATGGAGAAACGCTTTACCTGGATAATCCAAGATCCAACAAAAAAGGAAGAACCGTGCGCACAGTTGATAACTATATCGCCCTGCTCTGTTCGCTGTTGCGTTTTGCGTATCAGTCGGGATTTATATCAACTAAACCATTTGAAGGAGTAAAAAAATTACAGCGAAACAGAATAAAGCCTGATCCGTTATCTAAAACAGAATTCAATGCATTAATGGAAAGTGAAAAAGGACAGAGCCAGAACTTGTGGAAATTTGCCGTTTACTCAGGACTTCGTCACGGGGAACTGGCAGCTCTGGCGTGGGAGGATGTGGATCTCGAAAAGGGAATAGTGAATGTCAGAAGAAACCTGACGATACTTGATATGTTCGGTCCCCCAAAAACAAATGCCGGGATCCGAACAGTAACACTACTGCAGCCTGCTCTTGAAGCACTGAAGGAGCAATACAAACTGACCGGGCATCATCGCAAAAGCGAAATCACCTTTTATCATCGGGAGTACGGCAGAACCGAAAAGCAAAAACTGCATTTTGTTTTCATGCCCAGGGTGTGTAACGGAAAACAAAAACCTTATTACTCGGTAAGCAGTTTGGGGGCAAGGTGGAATGCAGCAGTAAAACGTGCTGGTATTCGCCGCCGTAATCCGTACCATACGCGGCATACTTTTGCCTGCTGGCTGTTGACGGCAGGAGCGAACCCGGCATTTATAGCCAGCCAAATGGGGCATGAAACTGCGCAGATGGTGTATGAAATTTACGGTATGTGGATTGATGACATGAACGACGAACAGATAGCCATGTTGAATGCGCGGTTATCGTAG